GCCCAAGGGGTTGACGCCCAACCCGGTCAGGTTGACGCCGCTGGTGATCGTCCGGGTCGTGCCGGTGCCGGTGTAAAGGGTACTTTTAAAAACGTCGCTGACCGACAGCCCGCCGCTCGTGCTGCCCGCCGCCAGCAGCATATCAAAGAGCATCATGCTGAGTTCGCCATCGACAGGGCACACCTCCAGGTTATTCCGCCGTCCCTGGTAATGCAACTGACGACATCGGTTCCGCTCGCCGTCAGCGTCGGCGCACTGCCGCCCGGCCAGCGCACGGATGCAGGCCACGTCATCGTGTACGCCCCGGCATTGACCAGCTCCAGCACGAACCCGCCAGCGTGCGGGCTGGCTGGCGGATTGCTGAACGTCCAGGTCGTGTTGCCGGCCACCGTGGCGCTGACGTAGTTGCCCAGCGTCAGGTCGATGGTCCGCGCACCGCTTCCGCTGCCCAGCGCGTTGTGCGTCAGGGCATAATCTTTGACGCGCGGCCGGGTCAGCTCCTGATCCGCGAGGTTGAGCGATCCCGACAGCGTGCCGCCCGACAGCGCCAGCGCGCCGACATCGGCGGCGGTGTGAGTGTGCGAGGTCGTCGCGGCCCCCAGGCTCGCGGCGGTCACCGTGACCACCCCCGTCGCCCCGTTCACGCTCGTAACCGCCGACGTGACAGCCGCCCACCCCGGCGTCGTGCCGTCCGTCGTCAGGAACTTGCCAGCGTTGCCGGTCTGCCCCGGCAGGCTGCCCGCCGTCACGGAGAACGCCGTGTCGTCAACATACTGGCGCGTTGCCGCGTCGGTACTGGCAGCCGGAGCCGCGATGTCCGTCAGCCGCTGGCCGTTGAACGCCAACGCCGCCGTTGGCAGCGGCAGTTCGCTCAGGGTGGGCGAGGCGCGGTAGACGTTGGTGGCATCGCAGTAGACCATCTGCGGGCCGGGGCGCAGCGCGTAGCCGCTCCCGGCCGCTGTCTTGATCGTCAGGGAATATGTTGCCTGCGTGGTGTTGTTGACCACGAGATAGGTCTTCTGGACACTCGGAACGGTAATCGTTGAATTTGCGGTCAGCGTGCCGGTGAAGACGAGAACTGCTTTTCTGGCTTGGTCCGTCGCGTAGTTCGTGCTCGTCAGCGTCGTACTGGCGCCGGAAATGGTGATTGCCTCGACCCCAGCAATAGCTTCATCGATGCGCTCCAGCGCATCATTCAACTTAACGTGCCCCCAAGTATTCAGAGCTTCCCCTAATCCGATCTTCTCAAGCCGCAGACGTGTACTAGGAGTTGATGGCATGTCGCCCTCAGTCGATCACAGTTGAATTTAAACGACGCCAGTACTCTCCGTCGCTATAGGCCGGAACCGGCCCGCCCGTCGCGTCGGGCACCCAGATCCAGCCGCCGACCCAGCGCGCCGGGTCGGGCAGATCAGCGGCCGGGAATGAGGCAAGCACGGTCGGGAAGCCGCGCGTGGATGCGCGCATTTCACGCCCGATATCGTCGGCGAGCTGCCGCGCCCAGGCCGGCGCGTCCTGCGGTATGGTGATCGCCATCGGCCTACGACACCCTGACCTTGACCGAATTTCCGGTCCGGTAGAGCGCGCCGACAGGAACCCCGGCCGCCGCCGCCGCCACGTCGTCGGCATAGTCGCTGATGTTCGGCAGGATGCGCCCGTTGAACACGTGGCTGCCGGCCTGATACGTCAGCGTGCCCTGCTGGACCGCCCCGGTGCCGCCGCTCGCAATGATCCGGCTGTCGTAGTCAACCGCCGTGGCGCCGCTGTGGAAGTCAATGTACGGCGTGTTGGCAACGCCTGCGGTTGCCCCCAGTTCGACCGCCGCCGAAAGGTACGCCGCCGATGCCGTCAGGCCGGACGATGTCGTTGCCGTGAATGCCGGGGCAACCACCGTTCCGGTGAACGTGGGCGATGCCAGCGGCGCCTTCAGATCCAGCGCGCCCTGCAACCCCGTCACGGTGCTGATAGCCTGCGCCCCGGTGTGCGTCGTCCGGTCCCGCAGCGCCGCGTCTGTGGAATTGACCGTGGCCCCGGCCGCGATGCCATCCAGCTTCGTCCGGTCCGCGCCAGCCGCCAGGGTGGTAGCGCTCGACGCCGTGCCAGTCAGCGCCCCGACGAAACTGGGGGCCGTCATCGACGCGGCGACGGACAGGGTGCCAGCCGTGCGGCTGTAGTTGGGCAACGCCACCTCGGCCCAATCGGTGCCGTTGACATGCGCCGTCCCCGTCGTTAGCCGCAGCCAGCCGTACAGCAAACCAGTGGCCCCGACACTCGGCGCGGTGTTGTGGACAAAATGCCCGACGACATAGGTCCCGGCCGTCGGGATCGCGGCATTGCTTGAGCGGACACAGACGTTTTTGAGGTCGCCGAAGGTGCCGCTCGACGGATCGCAGTCAACGATCTGATGAAACCAACTCGCGCTGGCCCGGGGAACGTCGCTGACGCCCTTGTTGGAGGCGCTGACCCCTGACGCGCTCGGGTCGCAAATCACCGTATTGCCCAGGAGATCCACCGCCCCCAGCCCGGCATACACCGCGCGCGAGCAATTCAGGAACGTGTTGTGCTCGACGCTGACACCCTGAAGCGGCTCAAGCTGGATTGCGACGCAGTCCGTTACCGCGCTCCAGGTCCCGCCAGCCCCCCGCAGGGTGGAAATATGGTAGGGATCGCAGTTGAAGACATTATCACTGACCCGCAGCGTCACCCGCGCGGCGGCAGCAAGTTGCCCGAGCAGTCCTTTCCCCAGGCAGTCAAAGATCACATTGCCCGCAACCCGCCCGGTGCAAGAATTGCTCGGCGGGGTGCCCACCAGCCGGATACCATCGGTGCAGTTGCGAACAACGTTGCCGGATACGATCAGTCCCGGCGTCCCGAATGTCACCTGAATGCCCGCAGTTGGCCGAAGTGCTGCGTCAGTTACGGGAAGGTCGGTCCAGCCGCTCGCCTGCAGGCGAAGGCCGAAACCCCAGGCCGAGTAGTTCGCGACGGTCGGGAGTGTGCGCAGGATCGTGTTATTCTGGATCGTCAGCCCGGCGGGGACCGCCAGCGCATCGGCCGCCGTGTCCTGGTTGTTGTCGCGGTACGCATATGGTTGGAGAGTGCCGGCCCCAGGGACAAAGGTTGACCCACCGCTCTCCGCAGTCCCACGCGCATCCGCGCTTGTCACTAGGATCGGTGTGTAAACCGTATCAAGTGTGTCTTCGATGATGTTATCGGATACCTTGATGGCGAAGGTGGCATTGGGGCTTTCGCCCCCCGGACCATCGGACGATATCCAAAAGCCGTGAGAACGGCGCATCGTGTTGCCGCTGACGACGACGTTTCGCCCGCCCAGGATGCACAGCCGATGCGTGTCCTCAAATGTATTGCCGGTAACAGTAATGCCCTCACGCACTTTGCCGTCACCCTGAATATACCCGGCTTGATGCAGGGCAATCGGATCATCGACGCAGTGGCGAAATGTATTGCCCGTGATCGTCACATTGAAGGACGAGCGGAAACGGCACATGTCGCGGATGCAGGCGTGGAACTCGCAGCCCGTCACATTGACAGACCGCACCGCCTCGCACTGCGTCGCTATGTGCGCGGTGTAAGAGACCCGGCAATGATCCAGCGTGATATTGTCGTACCAGTCCAAGGCGATGGCAGGGCCGCCCGTGTTGAGCCGCCCGCCGACATCAAACAGGGTGCCGCGAAAGCCCATGTCCCGGAACGTGATGCCGTATTTCGTGGTGTTGGCCGTGTTCTTGAACAAGCATTTGTGGCCGGCCGCGCCGAATGTCGCGCTGGTCCCCTCATCGTATTTCAGCACGCTGGCGCCCATGCCCGCGCCGAAGAAGTCTATCGGCCCAATGCCGGGGTCAAGCGAAGCGCTGGCAAGGGCGAACCAGTAGGTTCCCGGCGGAAAGTAGACGGCCCGCTTTCCGGTTGAGTAGGCCGCGGTGATGGCGGCCTGCACGGCCGCCGTGTCGTCCGTCGTCCCGTTGCCGACCGCGCCATAGTCCCGGACATCGATGACATGAGTGAACCTGTCCTCCAGCGTCCGCGCGCTACTGCCGCCGGCCCCGGTGACCAGAGACTTGTTAAACCACGTCGGCTCTACCACCGCGACCAAGCTCCGCTTGGCGCGAGATCGGCGCTCCGGATCACCAGCGGCCCAGGATACTCGGCGGCGTCGTCCGCCCCCTGCAGTGCTCCGGCGGCCTGCTCGTAGAGCGTGCCCCAGGTCTGCATGCGGGCATCGTCGAGCAGGTAGGGCGCCGCCTGGAGCAAACTGCCGTACAGGTAGAGCGCGGGCGAGGCGGTCAGCACGTGGTTCGCCGGGTTGGCATCGCTCAGCGCCGGAATGCGCGCGTAGTACCGCAGCGTCACCGTGCCGGGGCCGGTCTGCGCGGGCGAAATCACGAGGTTGTCGCCATCGATGCCGTACCAGCGCGCTTGCGCGCCCCGATAGGCCGCCGAGAACTGCGCCGTCTCGGCGTCAGCGGCGAAGCTCAAATGCCCGTAGCCCGACAATTCGACCGAGCGCACCGCGAGGCAGTCCGCAGGCAGCGCCCCCCCGGCCGCGTCCACTTCCGCCGCCGTCAGCATCGCCCGCAGCCGCAACCGCTGGTTCATGTCCGCTTCGGCGAGACTGATGAAATCGGGAATGGCTGCGGTCAGGTCGTCGCGCATCAGCCAAGCCGCGATACTGCTTTGAAGCGCGGAATATGTGCTCAGGCCCATCAGGCACCCCCCGCCACAAGTCGGGCATCCCAGACATAGACGCCGCTCGCGCCGTCGCCAGCATAGGAAACCGCGACCCCGTTGTAGACATGAACGCGGAAAGACGACGCCTGCGCCGATGTGGCGGTGAGGACCGCCGCGCAGCGGTACCAGCCGTCCGGCAGCGCTATGATTGAGCAAACAGGCGCCCCGGCCAGCGTCGCGAAGGCCCCCGCCCCGGTCAGCGTGAAGGCCGCCTGCTGCGGCCCGGCCGTCCCAAACGCGCCAGCGCGCAGCACGATCCGGTCCCGCCCGGCAGCTTTCGCGTAGGCGGAAAACGTGTAGGCCCGAGCCGTCACGCTGACGCCCTGATCGACGTAGTGTTCCGCCGTCGCGGCACTCTCGACCAGCTTGTCCGCCGTGGTCGTGCCGTCCGGCGCCGCCGCCGCGTCCACTTCCACCGTCGCCCCCAATTTCGTCCACGCCGCGGTGTCGAACGCTGACCCGTTCGTCAACAGGTTCGGCCGCGCGCTGCCGCCCAGGACGGCCCGCTTCGCCAGCCCCAGACCAAGCCCCAGGCCCACTACCGCAGGCCCAAAATGGAGGTCGCGGCGGTCCCTGTGGCGAGGACCTGCATCACCTTAATGGGCAGGATAGTGCCGGCCGCCGTGCTGGCGAAAGTAACCGTTGTGCCATCTTCAGTCTTGACGGCAATCGCCCCGCCGGTCCCGGTGTAGAGCGACGCCGCGCGCTGCGTGTTGGTATCGTGCGGCGTAATCGCGAAAGCGTCCGACGCGATGCCGGCCCGGTCAATGCTCACATTCCGTCTCCTAGAGTTATGTTGATCGGAACCGGCCCGGTGCTGCCCGGCTTGGTCGGACTAATGACCGCGACGTGTGTTGCGTTTGGCGGCAGCGAGATCAGAAACGCCGCCATCGGCAGCACGATCAGGCTTTCCGGAACCGCAGCAGTCACGGCGGACCCGCCGAATTCCATCCAGACCGGCCGCTCGCCCCAGTTCGTAATGCGCGCACTTCCGCCCCGACGCGGCAGTGCTACGCGCGCGCTGGTGCCGGGCGCTTCCAGCGCCACGGTTTCGCCCGGCTGGAACGTCGAGCGGAACGCCACTAAAGCCGCCCCGGCGCCGTGCGGAGGTAGCGCCACTCGCTGCTGTTCAACAGGCGCTTGACGCCTTCCCGATGGTCCGGGTTGAAGACATCAACGCCGTATTCATTCTTCCACTTCTCGACAATGGCGAGCGGGATCGATGCCGCTCGCCGCCATTCGCGCCCAGGCGAATAGCCGTCATTCATGGAATACAGCGCCTTATTGTGCTCCAAGATCGGTTCAACATCGGCGCCACGAATGACGGTCAGATCGCCGGTCATCGGGTCAGTAATAAGGCGCTGATCCATTATTCGGCCTCGCTGCCTTCGGGCTTGGCGTTGCTGTCCGAACCGCCTTCGATCTGCCCGGCATTAAGGCTTACCAGCAATTCAGCCTCTTCGCGCTTCATCGTGTAGCGCTCGCCCCGGCGCATCTCCCCACCTGTGAAAAAGGGGCGATTGTCGGCGGTGCAGAGGAACACGACTTCGCCCTCGGCCGGCGCCGGCCCGGTCTGCTCAGGAGCCTTCGCGGGCGACTTCGGAGGCGGAGGCGCCGTGTCGGGGATCAGCGCGGCATTCGCGACGGCAGGATCTACCGTGTCGAGAAGCTCGTACCCGCCTTGACCGTCCGGCTTGGTGCCCGAAACGGTGATGTTCGGGTTCAACGATTTGGCATCGTCGGTATTCAGTACATCCAGGTCCGGTGTGGTGCCCGGCTCAGGAACGTTGGAGGTTTCCGGCGCCAGAGCCGGATTGCCGGTCCCCGTCTCTTCGGCCGACTTCTCGGCCTCTCCGATGGCTTTCGCCTGTTCTTCCTTGAGCTTCTTTGCCATGCTCTCAGTCTCCATAAGAAAAGGGGCGGTCCCGAAGGACGCCCCTTGTTCAACTGCTATGTCTGTTCGTCTAGGTGACGTGTTTCCACGTCCGGTATTTGCGGATATCGGCGATAGACTGCTTTGAAAGCCCGATGCGGCGAGCAATGTCGCAATTCCGCTCAGGAGAAGCGCGGATTTCACGGACCATTTCTTCCGTAATCGTGGCCTTAAAATGCCCTTCGCCTTTCGGCATCGCCCAGGTGACGGGCGGGCGGGGCCGCTGGTTGGCGCGCTGCTCTTTCGGCGTCGCCCAGCGGCAGTTTCCCGGCTCGTAACCCTTGGAATTGTCAATCCGGTCGATGCTGTGCCGGTCTGTCGGCGGCTCGCCCATGTCGGCATAGAAGCCTTCAAAGTTTCGCCATTGCCAGCAGACTTTCACGCCCTGCCCGCCGTACCGTTCATAGTGAGGCTGGCTGGGGTTGGTGCATCGCTGGATCATCGCATTCCAGATGCCATAGACGCGCGTACCGTACTTGCCGTGTGTTTTCATCGCACTTCCCACTGTGCGCCCAGATGACAGCGGCAGCAGGCAGGCTGGGACACCCGCTTTTCGATCCGTCGATCTAGCTGCCGAAGTCATTGTAACGCACATTGGGAAGCTCATGCCTAGGAATTAACTCAAGTCCGCAATCACGCCATGAGCCCTTTCGTTCTTAACCCTAAGCATATATTCCGTGAACACCATTCGCTTATCGGAGTGGCCTGTCTTGGCGAGCTCTTTCTGCTGAAACTTCTGGTAGTAAGCGATTTCGATTTTTGTCGGATCGATGACGAAGGCGTCGCGCGTGCGCATCTGGCGAGATGGCACGATCTGCTGTTCCCCGAAGTCTGAGACGTAGAGGTCCACAGCCGCGACGATCTTACGACTGTCCATTTCTCTAAATGTAGTTGCATTGCCGGTCCAGGCGCTGATGGCTTGCTTGTTAGCCGGGCCAACGAAGATCATCGTGGGATCGGCGCCGTTCGTCCACACCTGCGCAATCAGCGTCTTGAGCAACGTCTCGGTGAGCGCCCGCTGCGTCCCATCGGTTGCGGCCGCGTTTGGGTAACCCGAAGTCGTGCCGCTCAGGGTCGGGTTCGCGCCGCCCGTGCCGCGTGACGTGTTGCTGCGCAGGAAACTGGCGAAGGACGCGGAAACGCGCGCGGTGCTCGCGCTGCCAGGGTTGGCCGCTTTGTTGCT